TCCTGCGGCAATCTTAACAGTGGAGACCTTTCGACCACTAGCTGTGGTGAAAGCAAAATTCATAATATCTATCCAGTTCGAGCCACCATCAAGCGAAGTCTGTATCCAGACCTTAATGGTAGTTCCATCAGCACCATAGGTGAGGTTGGCCTCTACGGAAAGAGACTTCATTCCGTAGAGGCCAGCCGATTCTCCAAGAACGCTCGCGGTAAGCGCCGTTGTGATTGTTTGGCTAACAAGCGTCCGTTGTGAAAACATGATCTTTCCTCACTGACCGAGACAGAATGACACAGTAATAAGTGCGGCTGCGTCTGGATCGGCCCCACCACCACTGGAGTCTACCAGGATGTCGATGTTAGACAGCGCAGCGACTGTCGGTGAATTAGCCGAGTCTGCACACGTCGTCGCAGCCTCGTCAATATTACAGGTCAACGCTGTCGCAGAAGTGTCGTCTTGAAGCGTGATCTTCCAATCATCATTCCCGACCCCAGGCGCAACATCAACTTCCACCGCGAGGTTATGTGCGATCGCCGCTACAGGAACCCTAAACGAGTCTTCATCTGCCTCAGTAGTCGAGAACGAGTTGTCCACCAAGTTGATGAAGTCGTTAGTCGCTCCAGCCTCAGTCGGATTAACCTCCACCGCGACTACTTGCAGGCAAAGAGTGTCCGAAGTCTGCACAGCAGTAACCGTGTTGTTGAGAATCTCCGATCCGTTAACACCTTGAGCAGGTAGAACGAGATCAGTGCCGTCACCGGTGTCATCCGTTGTGATGGTAACAATGGTGACATCAGCCGAGCCAACAACAATTGGCGCTGCGCCACCGGCGTCATAGGTACACGCTGCCACGGCGTTGTCATCAGAACAGGTAAGTGTAACAATACCTGCATCGTCGCGCGTGAAGTCGAATACATCGTCGGTGTTGGTATTGAGTGACTCACCATTTGCGAGTGTAAGCCCACCAGCGCCACCAACTCCGTCGATAGCATTTAGTTCAGCCGCAGTGGCAGTAACAGTCGTTCCAGCAAGTTTCAGGGCCGCACCGGATTCGATATCCAGATCACCGCCGCTTACGACATCAAGCGAACCTTGGATCACCGACCTAAGTCCACCCGGCTCGTCGTAGTTCGACCCAGGCGCATATTGCGCCACCGAAACTCCTGCAACAAGTACAAGAACGGCAGCGATCGTAAAGATTGATCTTTTGTTCATGTCAAACTCCTAGCTGGTGGGGGATTTCTCCCCCACTCAGCCTTCAGGTTAGGTTGCTTGCGCCGTAGTTGGCAGTTCATGCGGGTTGCCAAGGAGAGCAGCGGCGGCAATGAAGGCGTTGCCGGTGTTGCCGACCGGAGTAATGGTCAGCCTCACATACCGCTTCTCTCCAACATAGCCCATCTTCCTCGCAGTGTCATCGTCCGCGAAGTCAAAGGCCATGATAGCTTCCGTCGGATCGATCTGGGTATCGGGAACGGCAGCGGCATCAGAGAGGCCAGAGTCGTCTCCATGTTCCATCAGGATCGTGAAGGTTGCGTCCGCATCCACCAAAGCTCCGATCAAAACAAGCCACACAAGGGAGTGAAACCCCCTCATGTCAATGATCTGAGTCACGTAAGCGGTATTATCCGTCACAGCGGCAGCAGGGCTGAACGCGCGACGAACCTCGATGTTGTTATAGAGGTCTCTCATGTCACGTCCTCCTTATGCCGAGATGGCTTGAAGCTTGATAGCTTCATAGTTCACCACGTCACCACCTACACGACGAGTCGTGTAGAACTTAACGTTTGGCTTTGCGGTGAAGGGGTCACGAAGAGTTCGGATGCCCATTCGATCAACAATGGTGTAGCCGGCCATGAAGTCACCGAACGCAATGGCAAGATTGCCTGCGCCAACTGCTGCCATGTCGTCCGCTTGCTGAACGTTGTAGCCGATAACGTTCGCCGGCTGACCCACCTGGAAATTCGGCTCCCAAAGATAGCGACTGTCGCCGTCCTTGAGCTTCCGAATATCTCGGATCGTCAGTCTCGCCGCCATGAACACAGCCCGACGTAGATAAGGCTGCTTCAAGGAGTAAACGAGGTCGAAGAGGCCGTCCGCTGTGACCTGGGTTGCGTGACCGGAGTTCACTTGCTGCATCTGACCCGTCGCTGTTCCAGCTGGATAGGTCGTGAAGCCTCTTGGCTGTCCAACTCCAGTCCCGACGACAAAGGCCGTAGCCTCATCACGCCCAAACTTCTCGGCAACCTTATCCGCAATCCAACCCTCAACATTGAACCCAGCGTCGTCGAGGAGCTTTTGAGTCGCCCTCGGTTCCGCGTAAAGCTCATGCGCAAAGATGGTGCGCTTGCCGATATCGGAGGTGGTCGTCTCCGAACGAGCTTCTTGCTCAGCGACCCAGCCTGAGCCGAACTGACCCTCATCCGCGAGGATTTCGAGCGAGTCGGTTCCGATTTGCTCCACCGACGCAAACTGTCGGATTGGGGAGGTCTCGAAGACGATCTTGGTGATCCGATTGGAGACCTCTGGGCGAACCCAGTAACCGCCACCCGGTTCACGATCTACGGAGAGGAGACGAGTCTCGAAACCATCTTTATCAAGCTTCTTGAAGAAAGCGTTTCCGCCCCTTCGTATATAGGTTCCGAAATGCTTGTCGTAGATTTTGAACGCCTTGAGGTCCACGTCCTCAACATCGTCCGGGGTAAGGTCGATAGGACGACCCAGGGAATAATGATCCGCCAGGATCATGTTGCAAGCGTCCGAGCGAGTTTTCTCTTCCACCTTTGGATCCGGAGCGCCGGGCCCAGAACGACTCATCATCGTTTCCAGGTCGTCCAAGCGCGACAGAGCCGATGCCACATCATTTCCAGCCTTCTCAACGATAGCGCCCTTTTCGTCCATCACACCTTGAAGTCTTTCGATCTTCTCATCGACGAGCACATCGACCGACTTCTTAGATGCGAGGAGCTTGAGCTTCTCGTCATAAGTTGTCTGGAACTCAGTAACAGCGGAGCGGAACTCGCTGAACTCTTGCTGTAGCTGCGGGATATCCATGTTTAAACTCCTGTTGCAGACTTCAGCATTTTGGTGACTGAGCGCATCTCAGCCGCCAGGTCTTCGATTCCGCCCTCAACGTCACGCCGAGCCGGCGGGGTCCATCCAGCAGTGATGTACTTGCTGGTCGAGACTGGGAACCCTGCGTCACGCAAGGCCCGTTCCAAGTCTCTCTTCGATGTGATCTCCTCCGGCGAAGCTGACCTGACACTCGTCACAAGTGCATCAGGCTGAGCCGGAATTGCCACCAACGAAATTTCCAAAAGATTAACCTCGACAAGTTCTCGAATTTCTTCGTCTTCTTCGATCCTGAGATTTTCCTTAACGGCCCTAAAGCCAATCGACATGCTGTCAAGCACACCTTCCTTCAACAGAAGAAGCGCCTCCTTAGCGGACTGAATCTCCGTAAGCAACCGCCCACGCACGAAGAGCCCCTTAGAGTCTTCGCGAAGCTCTTCCCAAACTCCGATCATCTTGGATTGATCGTGTTGTGCGAGCATCTTGATCTTCTTCGGATGCTTCGATTGAAGGGTGTTTGCAAACGCACCAGGAAGGACGACCTCGCTGCCAAAGAAATGTTCAAAGGGAACATTGAAAATTGAGGCATGACCTTCAAAGATACCCTTCTCGGCGTTCTCTGCGCGAACCTCCAAATCGGCAGTAAATGAATGGATTTGCATTGAATCATCCTCTCGGTTGTTACGAAACTGCTTGAAACAAACAGCCAGTCGTTGTTTGCTGTCAGGAAAGTCTTTCTTCATAACAGCGTTGTCCATGCAACGGCTCACGAACTTATCTTGGCTTTCGCCCTTCTTTGGGTTCGGCAACGGCATCAGGCGCTTCCATTTGGAGCTGGAATCGGTGGCCCTCCATTTGGACGTGGAAGAGCGTTGGGGTCTCCGTCGTCGTCTTTCTTCGGCTCAGGCTCATCACCAAGATCGACGTTCTTACCAGGGTTCCGAATTACATCGCCCTCTGGTCTTGGAGCATAACCTACCGCCTCGCGCTTTTCGTTGATTGTAAGGAAGTCACTCTGTTGCACCTTGTCCCAAAGGATATAGCGGCGGGTGATGAGCGCTGGAACCTCGTCAAGATCAAACGCCAGCATTAGGTCGTCACCAAATTGTGGAGTCAACCACCAATTACAATTCGCAAGGATGAAGTCCAGCAACGGAATAATAGTCTGTTCCCACAACCAAAGTCGCGCTTCTTCCATGTTCCTGTGTGTGTTGTCGCCTGGGATGCCAAGCATTTGAGCCGGCATACCAAGCGCCATAGCAATGTCACGCGCCGAGGTGTGTTTACCCTGTAGCCAGTCCATGTCAACCGGACTCAGGCTCATTTCCTTCCAATCAAGCCCACCTTCTAGAAGAAGCGGCCTTCCGGCGTTGTCGGCACCAGAGAATTCTGACTCGATGTTCTCCTTGAGCCTGAAGAACTGCTCTTCACTTAATCCAGTTCCAGCCTTTGGATCCATCACCAACGCACCGCTGGGCGTTGCCCTGTTCTGAAGCAAGCCCATATTCCATCGGCCAGCTTCATTGTGCTGATCGATGGCGAACGCGGCAGCCTCAATGGGACTCATTCCATACCAGTCGTTGAGTGGATTGAAAGACTTCATGTGAAGGATTTTAGAGCGCCCAGTCATTTGGGCGACCGGCCATTGGATGGATCTTCCACTAACAGAGAACTCATAAGCCTTGGGGATGCCCTTTTTCCCGGCAATGACCTTCATTCGATCTGGGCGTTTTGGCCAAAGCTCGCGGGGCAAACTACCCTGCGCGACCGGGCCAACTTGCTCGATGTAGCTGTTGCCGGAGATGAGATAAAAGCCAACGATGGCCTGGATCAAATCCGCACGGTGCTGGAGTGGGTTTGGCTTTTCCAGCAGATCAAGTAACGGGTGCTCTTCGATCTCGACTTTCTTATCGCCTGATCCTTTGAATAGATTAAACGGAACCGATCCAGCACATTTCGCAATCTCATTAATCGCGCGAAACGCAACAGCATTCTTAGAATAAGATTCCTTCGCGAAGTCTTCGTAGTTCCTTGGGGTCCAAACAGGACGACCCACGAAGTTCAACGATATCAGCTTGCCGGCTTTTGAGGCACGAGTCTCACGCCCTAAACCCCAAAGT